CTGTTAGGAAAATCTGGGCTTTGTGTACGATTAAGTGTAACTTGAGCCACAGCAACCTTACCTTTAAATGGTTCGTTGCCTGCTTCTCTATAAATGTTTATTGCAAGACAGTCCAAATCTTTTTGAATTTGTTCAGCTGATGCTGTGGTTAATCCTGTTTTAGTATTAGTGTGCTTGAACTTGTGTGTAGTTACTGCTGATGTTAGTAGACCTACAATCAGAAACCCTACAACAAGATTAACACTCATTAATGATTTTTCTATCATACTTTCTTCCTCCTTTCGAGCAAAGCCCTCGGTTGGTGATACGACATCCTTTGACAAATTAGCTTTGTCTATACATTATACAATACTAAAACGGAAATGTCAAGTTTTTGTGTTCTTGGGCACCACTAAACTAATTTAATGGATGACGTTGCCTCTGTGTATGCTTTAGCAATTTCGCTGTCTGTGGGTGCATAAGCTATCACAGTATTTTTATTTAGCTTAGTTGTCTCTGGTTGAGCAGTCATCATCCAGGGTACAATTCCCATTCCCTGTTGTCCCATAGCTAAAGTACAGGGTTTTTTAATATGAATTTCCGAGTCTGATTCAGAAACATATCTTCCTAATACTTCTTCTCCAGTGAGCAGTTTAATACTAACAATATCCCCCGCTGCAAGCGGCTTTTGAATTAACATATGTTTACCTTTTCGTATATTTTATTTAATGTTTTCTATCTTATTTTAAAGCTGTGTTTGATGCTATAAGCTGCGTTTGGTCTTGTTTTTAACACGCTTTATCGTCATCACCTAAAAACGCACCGTTTTCTAACAATTTTTTAATGTTTGCGTAAATAATAGCGTGGACAGAATATGTTCAGTCTAACAAGTAATGTTTTTTGCGTCCCTCTTAGAATACGCTATATAGTAGTTTAGTGCTGCAACTGACTGTCCTAACTTAAGAGTACCTGGTAGGCGCCTACCAAATACTTTTATAATTACAATATAATTGTTTCTTCTTGTATATCGACTGGTATATTGCATGTACCTGCGATTTGCTTCATCGCTTCAACTCTCGATGTTGTATCTCTACTGCTGTGTAAATGAATTATATTAGCATCTGTAAATTTACAGCCATTCCAATCTTCTGCAAAAGGTATATTTAAGTTAAAGATCTGAAAGGCCATCTTTGGATCATGCACCTCAGAAACATCTAAACCCTGACTCCACAACTGATAATTGTGAATTAACTGTCCCCAACTCCAATCGTTCTCCTTATGCGTGAACCACTTGTCCATAAGTCTTTCACCTAAGTCCCAAACTTGTGGATCCATCTCTGCTGGATAATACCTAATATCATCGTTAAAATAATGTGATATTTCTTCGTGGGTTTTAGGATCAGTATAGTTAAACATCATCATGTCATGGTATCTACCAAATATCTCGGTAGGTCTCAAAAACATAGTATCTGCGCCCATACATAAAATGTTACAAGGTTCTTTGTGCCAAAGCTCTTTGATCATGTACCAATGTGCGATTTGATACGCTCTAGAATCTAGCACTGGTGCAGTAAATTTAAGTTCTTCCCACTCACCTTGTAGATAAGTTTTTGCACTGCTTCTGCTGATAGAATACATATTTTCATAGTCCATAAGATCTCGTTCAGCTTTTGGATTGTCTCCGGTGCCTTTCCAATATCCCCAGTGCTTTATAATTGGGCGCACAGCGCCAATAAGATAATTTTTCATAGTTTCACCAAATAAAGTTTTCTTTGTAATATTTTACAATTTTTATAAGTTCTTTGTCAAAGTCGGCTTTAGGAGTCCAACCTAACGATTTAATTTTAGAATCATCGATGGCATATCTAACATCTTGACCTGGGCGCTCATAATTTGTATCCAAATAATCTGCTTCAACACCTCGTAACCCTAAAAGATTGATAATTTTTCTTGCTACCACGATGTTTTGCTCTTCAAAAGTACCTGAAATATTAAATATTTCATTTACTACACCGTTTTCAATAATCTTTATTACTGCGGCAGCAGTATCACTTGCATGAAGCCACGTACGGCGTGGTGTTCCTTTATTGTGTAATAATACCTTTTTACCTAATGTTAGATATTTAACAGCATGTGGAATAAACTTTTCTGTATACTGACCAATTCCATAGTTGTTTGTCGGTCTTACAATCACATAAGGTAAATTATATGTTCTAGCCCAAGCAATCACTAGCATATCAGCAGCGGCCTTTGTGGCACTATACGGATTGCTAGGCTTTAGTAAATCTGTTTCCTTATGAAAACCTTGATCTATATCACCGTATACTTCGTCTGTACTAAAATGTAGCAGTACAGGAGTTTTTTTTCTACCGCTTATCTTTGTTCTGATAAGTTCTAAAATGTTGTGTACACCGCTTATATTACTGTCTACAAATTCTGAACTGCTTACAATACTGTTGTCAACATGAGTTTCTGCGGCTGTGTTAATAAAATAGTCGCAATCATGAATCATTGATAGATCATTAATATCTTTGTTTTCAAATTTAAAATTTTTATATGATAACAAATCTTCTAATAGGTTCCAGTTAGCAGCGTAAGTACCTTTGTCGACTCCACATACATACCAACCTTTTTCTAAACAGGATTTAGCAACGTGATAGCCGATAAATCCTAAACATCCTGTAACATATACAGTTTTATACATAGAGCCATTCCTGATTGTTCAAATACCAATTAACAGTTTGTTCAAGTCTTTGTTGATAAGAAACTGGCTCAGTCCAGCCCTTTGCATAAAACTTTTGCGGATCTACTGAATAACATAAATCATGCCCGGGCCTGTCAACTGGTATAAAGTTATAATTTAGTTTTTTACCCATTATGTCCGCTATATTATTGGCGAACTCAAAATTATTAATAAATTTATTCCCTGCGCTGTTCCATTTTTCGCACAAGTCCTGTTGTTCGTTGATTGCAAAGTCTGTGTGACTAGCAACGTCTCCTGCATAGAACCACCGACGACCACCAATTTGATTTTCCTTGCCCACATGAATGTCCAGTGTCTCATCGTTGAACAATTTTTTAATAATAATTGTAGGCAGTCTATTTGGCTGACACATAGGTCCAAAGGTATTATTAATGTGTATGATACTAACTGGTAGTTTGTATGTATGAGAGTAACTTACACAAAGCTCTTCGCCCGAAGCCTTTGAAGCTGCATACGGACTGTTAGAACGATATGCATCATTCTCTCCACTGTCATTACCGATTGGAATAGGACCGAACACTTCTCCCGAGCTATAATAAACAAACTTTTTAAGATTAATATGTCTAGCTAGTTCTAATAGATTCAATGTTCCTATTACATTATCTAAAACAGATTCAACTGGTGCAGTAATACTATCGGCAGCACTAGGATTTGCTCCAGCATGAAGAATAATATCTATGTCTTTAAATGCATCAAGATTGTATGTGTCTCTGATATTGTGTTCTACTATTTTAATCTTATCAGCAAACTCAGAAATTCTATTTAGATTTTTTGTTCCTGGTCGAACCAAACAGATAACATTATTATTTTCACAAAATTGCTCAACAAGATAACGACCTATAAATCCTGTTGCGCCTGTAATTAATATATTATTCATTTTGACACATAAACTAAATCTGTAGCGTGTGTTGCTACATGTTCGTAGTTCCATTGGGCTAAGAATTCTTCAATCATGCTGAACGTAACACCATATCGTTCCGCCCAAGGCCCAAACCATTCTATAGAGATAACTGGTTTAAACTTGTCAATTGTTTCTTTTGCTCCTAGAAGACCAAAATATTCATAACCTTCAGTGTCTAGTTGTATTAAGTCACAACGATCAAGTTCTAGGTCATCAATTTTAAACGTAGGTATATTACCTACACCCTCAACATGAGTAGCACCAACATCGTGTGCATGATGATTTAATGCAATAAATCTGTGTGCGTCGCCTACAGCGGCATTGAATTTTACAACATTGGGATAATCACAATTCATTGATAATGCTAAAAAGTTTAATGGCTCAGGTTCAAACGTATAAACCCGTTCAAAATTCTCTGCATATTTACGAATGTAAAATCCAGCGTTACCGCCTGCTTGCACAACAACTTTACGTTCTGCTACGTATTTACAGAGATGGTTAACAACATCACTATGCTGATGCATATAGTTCCAGCAACCTTGGTCTCCAATAGGCCACCACCAGTCTCCTCGCTTTTCTAATTTGTCGATAAGTTTATCCACTGCT